TCACTTTAATGCATAATTTGCAGCAATAAACCTTTTCAAGGCTGCCTGTAAGGCGATATTCGTTGATTCGTCGTTCATCCTCTGCATCAGGTCGCCCATCAGCTTCGTGTCAAAGAACGACATCGGCAGCTTCAGCAGTTTTATGAAGAAGTCGCTCACCAACGATATGTTTACCCTCATGCTTATGTGCAGCAGCAGCCAGCGGCGTATGAAGTCGAGCGCCGTGCGGCTTACAGTCAGCATCAACTGTCCCAGCAGCACGAGCCATACGAAGCCGATGTCCCGGTTCTTTATGCCCACGTCGACTATCGCCTGCGTCAGGAACGGCAGCACGAGTTGCAGCAGGCAACCCAACGCAAGTCCCACGGCTATCTGCCCGAAGTACTTTCTGTACTTCTTCAGGTAGCCGAACAGGAAGCGGAACGAACGGTTTTCACCGCTGTCGCCTGAATTTTTCATGCGGTCGTAAAATGCCGGAGTGGTTTCTATCAGCATTGCCACGCCCTTGTCACCACCCTCCGAGCGCGTGCTGACCCAGTGTTCCTCCATTTCTTTTACCGAGCGTGTCAATAGTCCCTTGCCCGGGTCGGCTATGTAGAACTTCTTGCCGTTCTTGCTTATGCGGTACAGCACAACGAAGTGGTTTTGGTTCCAGTGCAATATGCATGGTAGCGGCATATTGCGCAACTGCTCCAACCCAAGCCTTCCGCAAATTGTATGCAGTCCCAGTCGTTCCGCTGCCTCGCTCATTCCCAATAGCGACACACCTTCGTTGGTTGCGAAGCACAACCGTGACAGATATTCCGAGCTGTATTCCGCCCCGTAATGCTTGCATACCATGCGCAGGCACGTCATGCCGCATTCCATGGAGTCGTGTTGTAAATAGACTTTGAATTTTTTCATTATTACATTGTTCTGTCCATTACCTCTCCGTTGTTTCTGCTTGCTTTTACGTTGATATTACGGTTGAAAAGGTTTAGCGAAACAGAGAGAGTTATGCCGCGCTGGTCGTTAGTGCCGTACGTGCCGTTCTTCGTGTTGAGATAATACATGTCAATGTTGTTGTAGTTGGCGTTGTGAAGAATATCCGTAGCCGAGAGCGACACCGAAAGGCGGTCTTTAAGCAGGTGTGCTTGCACACCAAGCGTCCAGTTGCTTGCCGGGCGCTGTATTTCGTTCATACTGTTGTTGCGGCTTTGATACGTCAGCGAGGTGAAAGCGTAGAACTTGTCGGAAAAGCGGTAGTTAATGCTTATCTGTCCGGAACTCTGTAACTTGTTGTTGTCGTACACCTTGCCGAGGAACTCGAACTTGTCGCGTGGAAGCGTAACGAAGATGGATGCGCCGAAATAAAAGCGGTTAAAATTCTTCGAGAACAGGAAGTTGAGCCACCACGACTTGCTTTCCGGATAGTTTATGGGGAACTCGCTGATTATATCCGTTGATGGGTCGTCGCAGTACTGCACGTTGAGTATGCTGTTCTTAGCATACGTGTAGCCAACCTTCAACTGCATCATGCTCTTATACGTCAGTATGAGGCTTACGTTGTCAGTCCGGCTCGATGTCAGGTCAATGTTGCCCCTGCTGTATGTCAACGTATCCTGGTACGTTGGATAAGGGTTCAGCCCGGCATAGCCCGGACGACCCATGCTGCGGTTGTAGTTCAACTGGATGACGAAGTCCTTCGTTGGGTAACAGTACGCCATAACCGACGGCATGAAGTCAGATGTGTGGCGGTGCGCCGTGTAGGCGTTGCTTGCAGTGTTCACCGTTATCCTCGTGTCTGAGTATTCGTAACGCCCGCCTATGGTGAAGCCGAACTTTCCCAAACGTTTTGACAGCATTAAGTAACCGGCCGACACGTTGTCGCGCGTATGCTGGCGATTGACGGCGTAGTCATTGGCAAACCTCGGGTTGTCGGTATCCTGGTTGGTGGTGTTTGCTACGTTGTAATAGCGTCCGCCTATCTGGGTTGTCAAGTTCCACGGCAGCAGAAAAGTATAGCTGCCGTTTAGCGTCAGCACGTTGTACTTGTTCTTGCTGTTTGTGTATATATGCGTTTTGGCAAGCGTTTCCTTGTTGGTCTCAAAGCTGTTTGTAGTGCCGTTGTCGTTAATCAAAGAGTAGTCGCCGCTGACGTTAACGGTTGAGTTCTTACCCGTGCTGCCTGTGTAAGACAATGTGAAGTTGTGCGTGTTGCGGTTTGAGCGCGGCCTTATGTTTATCGTTCTGTCGGCATAGTGGTTTATGCCTGTGTATGCCACCTCCTCGTCGCTTTCCTCCTTGTCAAGGCGGTGCTTGAAGTAGTATATGAAGCTGATACGGTGGTTCTTGGCGACATACAGGTCGTTAGCCCAGTTGACTGTATGGTCAAACGTTCCGCTGTAGTCATGGTTGTACGTGTCCGAACGGAATTTGCATTGGCCGTCATCGCCGTATATCTCAGAGAAATAGGTTTCCTTGTTAAGGTTGTTCCATGCGCTGTAGTCATAGCTTAGGCTGGTGTTCCATATTCCGTTTTTCATCTTGAAGATTATCGACGGGTTCTCGGTCACTTTGCGGCGTATCCCCAGGCTGTTGTAAATGTTCAGCGATATATAATCGCGCAGGGGCTTTATCGTCTTGATGTTCACCACCGCGCTTGTGCCGGCAGGATATTTGGCTGACGGCTCCGTGTCAATTTCTATCTTGTCGATGTTGCTCGACTTCAGCGTCGAGAATATGTCCTGCCCTGTAACCTCACGTCCGTCAACGTAGTAAACAGGAGTGCCTTTGCCGAGCACGCTGAAACTGTTGTGCCCCGTCTGCACGAATCCCGGTGTGACGGCAAACATGTCGCCGAGGCTGCCCATGCGGCTCAAGAACGAGCCTTTCACCGTAACCGTCTGCACGCTGCCATCAAGTTTTACGGTGGGCCTGTGTCCCTTTACCACCAGCGAGTCAAGATTCAACGACCAGGCAATACTGTCCGGCACAGCCGTTTGTTGAGCTTTGGATGGCATAATAAAGAAGACTAATAATATTATAATAAGATTTCTTATCCTTTTTAATTTTATGTAATCCATACTTTTGTCATTTGAATAAATACATCTTAATCTAACAGATAGAAATATGCAGGTATGAATATAAGATTTCCAATCCGATAAAAGTATAGCATTAATTAATTTCCTATATTTATATCTCTTTATTTCGGATTGTAAATCATTATATTTTATTGTATTTCAATTTCACAATAGTAAATATATCTGCCGTTGTTTAATCGCAGTTCATATATTCCCGGCATACCGTCAGGAAGCGTTACAGCGTTGGTATTCGCCTCAACGATTGTCGAATACACCGTAACGCCGTTCTCTATCAACTCTAACGTAACCCCGCTGAATTGCCCATATAAATATAAGGTGTTGCCGCTGATGCCGATTGTCGGCTTTCTTATGGGTGCGAAAGATGGGTTATTGCCTTTATAAGGATCATCCGTGTTCTCGGTAGCTACCTGCAATTGTAAATATTCCATATTGTCAGGATAAACCACGTCTTGTGCTGTTACGTTAACTGTGGCGAGTACCGCAAGTAATAATGTAATTAAATATTTCATAATGTTGTCGTTTTGATTTTTGTTCAATGCAAAGTAACGGCTTTTTTATAGCTCGTGCAAATTTTTTGCTTGTTGAAAGTTCACAAAAAGTTCACAATAAAAGAAAACTGCGGTTTGTGAAGAGGTTCACAAACCGCAGAGTGTAAAAGCGCAAGAATCTGATTATAAGCTGTTTATGTACGCATCGAAATCCTTTGACGAACCGTCGCGTCCCGTTAATTTCGTAAAAAGTCTCTTGCGGACGTTGGCTATGTAAGATTTGGATGTACCAGTCAATGTGCATATATCTGACGGCGTAAATCCTGCTCTTACCAACATACATACCTGGTATTCGTGCTCATTTACGATATTTTCTATTCTGTTAAATTGCTTTTCGTCAGCGAAAAGTTCCTTCAGTAGGCTCATTTCTTCCTTTGTCATGGGCGTGAAATCATGCCTTGCGTGATGTTTCAGCTGCTTGACAATAGGTTTGTCAGAGTATTTGTTTATGTTGTCTACCCTGGTTTTTACTTTTTCGTATTTTTGTTTTTCCTGATATAATTGGTCTATCTGGGTGTCTTTTGCCTCTATCAGTCTGTTGAGCTCTGCTTTCTGTTTTTCGCTCAGGTCATAAAGCGCGCCACGTGACCGCTCTAACTCGTGTATGTAACTTTCGTCTGTTTTTCTTTGCCGTTCTATTTCGTCGGTCTTTTCCTTTATCATCCGTACCATTTCCGCCTGCTGTCTTTCGTTAACGGTGTACAGCTCCTGACGTGCCTTCTCAAGTTCGGCTATGCTTCTTTCATACTTTAGCACTTCCATTCGGCGTGCCCTCCTTTTCTTTCTTATATAAATAGCCGCGCATATTGCTAAAATTGATACCACGAGGGCTATTATAATAGTGGTCAACCTTGCGCTTAGCGCTTTCCTTTTATATACCTCGGCTGACAGCTTGTATTCATTATAGTTGTACATTGCCCGCATCTGCTGCAGATGCATGGTGTTCATTTCCGCGTACATCAAGTCTGTCGTTATACGGGCAAGGTCGGAGTATTTTGCTACCGAGTCTAAGTTGTGTCGCCTTTTGTACAAATCGGACAAACCAATATAACAGTCCTTTTGATTGTTAAGTTGATTCGTAGTATTGACGCATTTACGGAAATAATATTCTGCAGAGTCAAGTTTGTTTACTTTAGTAAGGTAAATGGCTTTATTTACATAATAAGACTCACGCCCTTTCTCAATATTATCGTTGCTGTCTATCAGTCCACTCTCTTTCTCGTATATATAAATCCGGCAAATCGAAATGTGTCAATTAAGAAAAACGAAATGTGATTTTAACAAAAAAAACGAAATGTATAAAAGACACATCTCGTTTTAATGGATTCACCTCTCGTTCAACAGATACCTTATACGGCCTTTCCTGTTAGTCTGCGTCTTGCCCGTATTGAGGATTTATTCAAAATCTGATAATATTTATTCATTCTGATTTTATGTTCAATATTTTTTAGTACATTTGCACGCCAATCATTTATAACAAATAAAAACGCTACTGATGCGGCAGAGGACATATGCCCCGGCCGCGCATCAGTAGCGTTTGTGTTAATAAATGATTGGCGTCTATATTAACAGGCCGGGGCTTTTTACTTCCGCCCGACGCGGAAGGGACACCTATACCACAAGCATCGCCACTACTCCAATGACAGCTCCCGCGAGCCACCACAGCAGGTTCTTCCACTTGTACGTGTCCTCCGTGGTGACATGTCTCACCACCTCGGCGAACGCTCCGAAGAGCATGGGCGTGATGATACCCATTATCCATGCGTTGACGCTGCCGAGGCTTTGCTCCTGCCACATGTACAGCATTGCGATTACCAGTCCAGCGACGAAGCCGAACCATCTGTTTGTCACGAATCTGATAACTTTTTCCTTCATGATTTTTGTTTTGTATAAATTATTAATGTGAGTTAGACGAATTGGTTATTCCGAAAGTGCATCTACAACGTATGGCGTCATAGCATCACCTATCTGTTGCATTCCTGCCGTTACAGGATGCACGTCACTTTGCCTAATAAATTTTTTATCTGGAAATCTGCTACTTGCGACGACTTCAACATTATCAAACGCATCCACGGGGTCAACATTCGCCCAAGTAGGACATATGTATACATAATCTGAATCTTTATAGATTATATCCAGCTTCTTCATATTGAAACATATGCTTCTCTTGTTGGATTCTCCCCAATTATTTGCATAACGCCTGTACAGTTTAGAGCAACCTACAACAAATTTAGTTGTGGGTATCTGCTCGTGCCAAGTTTCAATGAACTCCTGCACATCTTGCCAATATGTTCTATCGAACGCTGATGTAAGCATATCATTTTCTCCGAAAAGAAGACACACTACATGTGGGTCTTCATATCCCCAAGTAGACATATAGCCATTGAAATCAAGTTTTTGTGTGCTTATGTTGTAAAATGGGTTTTTATTGACTTCGACAATCCCGTTGTAATTAATTGATGAGTCCCCAGTTCCCCTTGCTTTTTGTAAAACTCCGCTGGCTGGAAGCGTTGCCGATGAATCTGTGCAGTACAGACGAATCTTACCGTCACCTTGCCCGTCCAATTGATAACCCCATACCGTCCATCTGTAGCCATTGCAATCATAAGTAACATAGCGATTGAAGTTGATTGGCATTTCTTTTGCAACAACACCTGTGACGTTGACTATGTAACATTTTCCCGTAACAGCTTGCATAAAATTAGCCCTTAATTTACCTCCTGTCTGATTTTCGGATATCCCGACTTTTGATAAAATAGTATTGACACTGTGCATTGCGCCAATGAATGTTGGAGTAATATCAAGACTTTCCAGATTTTCCTTTAATGTAATCTGCCATGCCCCCATTTCTGTAAAGGAGTCCCCAAGACATAGAATTGTGGGATTATTGTTTGCAGATGATAATCGGGCTTTTTTAATTGAGACTTGCATGTTGGTCATGCCCCTGTGACCGTAACCCAAAGTTATGTTGAAAACCCCTTCTGACTTCGGCATGAACAACTCCTTGCGGTTGACTATTCCAAGTCCTAATGCTCCGTAGACTTCTACGTTGTTATTGACTGTCAATGATTCCACATAGTATGGCAACACAAACTGGTCTAAATATAGCAATTTTGTAGGCAAGATAACATCTTCCGAATATAAAGACCGGAATGCCCATAGAGGAGAAGATGGTGGTTGTACTTCTGTACCTGCGACTACTTGCAGGTTTATCTTACGCCACTGTCTAACTCTGATATAGTCACAATCAGAGGTGTCTAAAACGTAAGGCAATGTTGTTGTTTCAATGTACCCCAAGAACTTACCCGCAGAATCATATTTATAGATAGTTGGCGGATTGGTCAAATTAATATCAGCGGAATAAATCGTCACGTTATTAAGACTACTAACATATATTGGAGCTGAAACCTTATGGTCAGCCCCTGTAATAGTTTGATTCTCGTCTGGTCTTATGATGACACCATTAGTATTGATGCCTATTCCGTAAGATTCGGATACGTCAAGTAAATTATATGCCTCATCTTCTTGAGTTCTCGCAAGGTTATTCCTTGCATACGACTGATAAGAAAACAATTCTTCATAAACAGAATTAAGTATTGCGATAGAGTTTTGTGATATCTGTTTCCAATAACCGGCGTTACCCCAAAACACATCTGCTGTTTCACTTCTCGTATATTCGTATAATTCGTACAGAGATGTATCTGTGTTATAATATGCGATAACGTAGTTTTCCCGTCTGAACTTCGCGTTTATGGAAAGGGCAATTTTAGAAAGGCTATTATATGCAAACAGATGTTTTTCAGACATATCTGTTTTAATGGTGTCAACCTCCTCACTGACCGCCCTTTGCGATATTGCTTTATTCTCAGAACCATCCCCAGTTCCGAACTCATCGGCTATTTCAACATCATCCCCAATCTTCTGCCAGTTCGCGTCGGCAGCCCACGACGTGTCGTCAAAGGACGTGCCAACATACTGTTCGTTAATCCACTCACCGCTGGCGTTCTTGTAGGAAATCATCATGCCTGCTTTGCGCTCATCCTGCGTCACCTGCTTCCGTGTCGTGGCGGCGTCTGTCTTCCAGGCCAATATCATATTACCGCCTGACGAGCTGGCAGTCTGCCATATTCCCCATCCGCTGCCACCGTTGTATATCCTCTCATATGCGTTTGTCTGTAAGGACTGCTCCATCGTCTCACCGTTCCACTTGATGGAACCCTCCACAGTCTGCGTGAACACGCCTGTCGCCCAATTCTGCACCCAGTTCCTTACAAGCAGGTTTCTACCGTCAAGTAGCGCACGGAACTCGCCTATTTTCGTTTCGTCAGACTCTCCTGTACCGTTTTCTCCGCCTGTATTGTGCAGTTTGTCAAGCTCCGCCTGTACTTCCGTCCACGTCTTGAAGCTGCCGAGATACGTGTACGGGTTGCGGACGTTGTCAGTCACCGCCGACGGCTCGCCGCGGAGTTTCTCAAGCACACCGTCCGTCAGCTCGTTCGGATACAGCCTGCCTATCTCGAGCCATCCCGGAGCCTGCCATGCGAATGTCAGACCGTTGTCAGCCGCATTCCTGTCAGAAGCGTCATATATTATGACCAGCTGCCCGAAACGCAGGGGCAGGCCGTCCGTTCCTTCCGGACTCACGTCAGCCTCCATGGCAGCCCTGCTCACATACGCTTTCCTTATGCCCAGTGCGGACTTGTTCTGAACCAGCTCAGCCATGAACGACAGCGTGTCGGCATGAAGGCCTCCGACCTCCTCCGGATTTATGCTGTCCGTCTCCGTTTTCTTGCGCAGCGCGTCAGCGCGCTGCTGGAGTTCATATATTGTTGCCATATGTTTTTATTTAGGTAATTCAAAAACGATTTTCACCGGAACACCCGAGGGGCTCTCCTGCTCACCGTCATCAGAAGACTTGCTCACACTCACTATCCCCTCATATCCGTGCACACCGAACGTCTTCAGCTTCTTGTCTCCCTTGACAGCCACCCATGCCGGACTTCTGAAAAACCGCATATACTGCTCCGTGGTGTTGAACAGGGCTATCTGCCCGTCCGTCATGGTGGCATTCTTGCTTTCTATGTCTATATATATCCTTCTGTACATGACGTTGTCCTGGCACATCACCTTTCCGCCGTATCCGTTCATGAATGTCACGGGAACATCCTTCCACGTGTTTTCCGACAGTCCCACAAAATCCTTCAGCAGCTCGCTGAGAGTCTTCATGTCATACAGGCTGTAGTACTCGTCCGCACCGCTGCTGTCAAGCGTAGGGATGACGGTTGTCCTTACCATGCAGTTCCTTGTCTGACCGTCCTGAAAGACGCGCGCGCCGGATTCCTCCCTGCGGACGACAAGATATATAGGCGTTTCCCAGTCACCTATCGTAAGCCGTGTGTCCTCCCAGTCCGCCACGGTTCCTCCGGCGACAAGCGTACCCGCCTTCAGGACAAAGGTCGTCGTGCCCTCATCCTCCGACGCCTCCACAATATCCACTTCCGGCTTTTTCAGCAGGAAGGCGTTCCCGCTGCCGGCGAGCGCCGACACCAGCCGCGACCACGGCTCCAGTCCGTTATCCTGAAGAAGCTTCAGGTCGTCAAGAAACACGGGCTGTCCGCCCTCATTAAATTTAAGCGTTTTCATAATCGTATAATTCTATGCTGTAAGTTTTTCCAGCGGGTTTGTAATAATTCAACCAAGTGATAATTGTCCGTAGATTTTCACCATTATATTCATCTTCCTCCTCGTCCAATGATGTACACAAAAAAGTTGGCACAAAAACAGTGAAGCTGGCTTTGTAGTCTGCCTCGCCTTGTAATCGGAAGTATAACGGCTGCTCTTCGTTTTCGAGCGCCATGTATATCTTTTCTTTCTCCTCGCTCTCATAATGCCAGTACATTATGCCATCCGACTCGTTGCTAAGGATGTATATTTCTCTGTTTTTCAGGAAAAAAAGATCGTTAAGAGCCTTTTCGATATACTGTACGCCAGCTGTAATGTTCAGCCTTTTATTGACCATTTCTCTATGGCTGAGAAAGTTGTTGTAGATATATCGCAACGGCAATGTTATTACATCCAAAAATACGATAAGTATCTTGCAACGCAACACCGGCGGCACTAATTGAACTGCGAACTTGAATATGTCAAATTGATACAACATAACTTATGGAGTTTCGCAAACCGGAGCTGACAAAGCATCCTCCGGCAGCTGTATAATTATTACCATTTATATTACTGTAATTCTGATCGTCAGCCGTCTTGTACTGACACTCACCAAGAAGCACGTCGCTAACGCCTTCCACGCTCTGTATGGCATCTACCAGTTTAGTCTTGTTGAAGGTACCACCATACACAATGTTATTCAAATAATTGTCTATCGCAGTTTCTACAGGTCGTGTACCGTCACTTATTTTAACGCCGTTTCTGTCTATGACCAGAGGATCAACCGTCACACTCGCGTTAATTATAAGGCTATCTGCCTCCCGCGAATATATATTAAGAACTACGCCTGCTATCTTGACTCTGTTCATATAATTTTCAAATGCTGATAAAATATCAGTTGAAAGAGCCACCGGACGCCCATTATTATCACCGGCCACAAGTATTTCTACAGATGTTCCACGGTCGCGGACAGCTGCATATTTGACAACTTTTTTCGAGTCGTCCTCATTTGCATATATATATTGCTGTGTTGCTTCGTCAAACACCAGGGCATCGCCATATTGGAATCCTGTTGCCATCTTCCAATACCACGGCACACTTGCAACAACAGCGCTGCTGATTTTAACGTCAACATCGTCCCTATACTTTTCAAAGAGTTTTTCCGTAAAGTGGCAACATGCTGCAAAAATGTAGAATAATATATTTTCCAACACCACTTTCGAAAAGACATTGTTATATGTATCTGTTGATGACAGCTTGTATTTTTCGCGGACAGTTTGGTCAGCCATAAATGCATCTGTCATTGTTTTTTTTATCTCCGAGATAGTTCGTGCCATATCATTTGAATTGTTTTGTAAATTGCTCTGAAAAAATACTAAGTCTCACACCCGACAGATCTCTGGCAGTAGCCGGCGACACATTGTTTACCTTGCAATAGTCCTGCATCACTCGGTCATACACTTTATCCGGCAACTGTAACACAGTACCTGCATCAGGAACTTCCGTCATTGCCATTCCGTTTATCATTGCGATGTCTGCAAGAGCATCCAACGAGCCAAATTCCTGTATGGCAATATCTGCCAGTGTCTGACCATCTTTTACATTAGTATCCATATTTAAGATTTTTTCTTCCTATGTAAATCATAAGACAACAAACAAAACCGACAATAAAGACAACAGCAATTTCTTTCCAATCTCTTTTTTTTGTTTGTTCAAGCCTATTGCTGTCAGACTGTTGTGTATTCTTTATACTTGTCTTATTATTTCTTACAGTAGAACTTGTCGAATCTCTACTTATATTAATATTGTTGTCTCTGTCACTTGATATATAATGTTCGCTCTTAACTATGCGGCCTGTAGTATCAACTACCAATACTGTCGAATCCTTAATTCGTACAGTTGTAGTCACTATTTCTTTTTTTGCGACAATCAGCGAATCATGCACAATCAGCGTATCTCTGATTATAAGAGTGTCACTCGCACGACTGTCACTTGTCACTTGCGTTGTTCTACAGCTGCACATCAGCAATAAGATTGCCGCAATAGTTAATATTGCTAATATAAGATTTTTCATCTCTCTTACTTTATGTTCTGATATTCCGTTTTTGCATCGAAGCACGGGCAGTCCTTAATGCGTTCCCAGGGATCGACTATTCCATTTTTGTTTCTGTCAGGACTTATATCGCGATGTCCCAGGATAATAGCCTGAGGATATCTTTTTTTAAGCTCAGACAGAATCTTTCTCAACGATTCTTTTTGCGCTTCTGTCCTGTTATCTGTCGATTTTCCCCGACCGTCAATGCCGCCTGTATATGCCACATTAACAGACGTGGAGTTATATCCTTTCACGCCGTTGCTCACCTGCTCCTCACTCAGCATCTGCTCTATACTGCCGTCAGCCAGCACCACATAGTGATAGCCTGGATTCTTCCATCCTTTATCCTTAAACTCTTTTTTAAGATCTGCGACAGTCTGTTTCTGATTGCCGGCTGTGCAGTGCACAAATATTCTTTCTATTTTTCTCATGACAACTTCTCCTTATCATTATGTTCTTGGAATAATATATCTGCGACAAGACGTGCTATGTCGTCTTTATTTTCAATTATGACAGACATTGTCTTCTGAGCCTTCTGCATCTCAGCTTTCTGCCAACTCTTTTCCCTGACGCTTTTAAACTCGCAATAGATGCAATATACTGCCCATAGCATCGAAAATGCCGGAAACGGCATCACGACACAACTAATAAGGTCTATTCCGACGAGCACCATATACGGCGTGAAGTACCGTGTAGCTTTTGTCGCCGTTTTTTTCAATCCGCGTGATGTTCTTGCCTCACCATTTTGCTTCGCCTTGTGCAATCCGGTGAAAAAATCAACAATCATTGCCAGCAGCAAGGCTGCAACACTGAGTGCAATTAAGACAATATGTATGTACATATGGTCGCGCACAAATTTTTCTAAGATGTCTATCATACCTGTATTCATGTCTTGTTAGTAATTAGCGTCAATAGTTATACTGTCATTGCCTATCTCAATGAAGTTAACTGTTTGTCCATCCATCTCCAACTGCTCTCTTATCTCAGTTCTCCAATATAAAGGATCGCTATCCAGCAACATGTCTTCTATGCCGCAGCCTACACTTGGATTTTCTTTTAGCTCGCCCTTGTGTATTCGAAGTATGAGCGCCTGGTTCTGGGCTGTTACGTCGCCTACCACCAAGCCCTGCACTATCTTTCCGTCTACGTCTTTAACAACGTCTATATCTGGTTCCAC